TGTACCTATATAGGTTTTATCTAAGTCCAATATTGCTTTCAATGCTTCCTTCGTGACCGTATTTAGATTTATGTAGTCAGTCATTATGTTTCTCTCTCTTAATACCAATAGTCATTATCTAGCGCCACCTATGTATGCCGCTGTAGCCTCACTCAACGCTAATCTAATCCATTCGCACAAATTATATTCTTCTGTGCTACCTGGTTTGATATTTAGTGATCGCTTGAGATACTCAGTCTCAGTTTTGAGACTCAGCATTTCGCTATCTAATAGCGCATCCTCTAGCCAGGTTTCTAGGTATTGGCCTATAGCTTTTAGTTCTTGTTCAGTCATTATTTTTCTCTCTCTTAATACCAATAGTCATTCGGAATAGCCAGTTCGGTTATAGGTAGGGTGATACGGCAGCAGATGTGCATATTGCTCGAACGTGTAGATCACACCCCAATATTCAAACTCGACAGGGTAACAGTCAAAGTATTCTTGAACATCTAGTGCATAGTCTAATAGAGACTCTCTAAAGCTTGGTTCAGTCATTATTTTTCTCCTCTTCTTTTTTTACTCCAGCCTCGATCCACTCCCAGAATTTGTCCCATCCCTTTGGAAACTCCCAATCCATGAAGTCCTCATCTTCCGGATCGTTGAGTAGCCCCAGCTTTACGGCCTTCGGGATGCAGCCCCAGCACGTATCTTCTAATTCCGGCTCGGACTCCTCTTGGGTATTGCCGTCTATCCCACAGCGAGGGCACTCTTCCCACCATAGGTCTACACATGCTTCGCACTCGCAGTTAGATTTGTGGTTGGTTTGGGGTACAGTTCTTTTTTCTTGTTCAGTCATTATTTTCTCTCTCTTAATTGCTCGTCAGTACTAGACTTGTTCGCATTACTTCTGTGGTCCTTATCGTGAATCCTAAGGCGCTCATCAGTTTCAGATTGTCTTGTGTGAAGATACTCACTCCCATTAGGCGAGCAAGTATCTTCGCATCACGGTTTCTAGGTCGCTTTGTTTTATCGATCAATATTGTTTTATTCATGCGATAAAGTCCTTCGTCTGTTGATCTTTCATGTTTTCCTCGTTTCTTGAGCGTGATCAGCTGCTCACAATTGCGGATCAATCTTGGGAAATTGATCCGCAGTGCGTGAATCTCCGATCTAGCTGTAGATGATGTAATCCTTGCAGTGTGAGCAGAATTCCGATCCGAGTTCCATAAATAGATCGCGCGTAAACTTTTCATAATCGAAATACTGGCCGAATGGATACTCGACCGCGTCGAAGTCGTAGCAACTTTCTAGATATTCGATTGCGTAGTCTTTTTCTGATCTGTGGCATCCGTGATAATGTTCCGATAGTAGATCGTCTAATGATTCATCATCGCGGTTAAATCCTGCGTCGATAATTGCCGAGGCTATAGCGCGATCGTGATCGTCTAGCTTGATAAACTCTTGCACTCGATCCCATTGAAAGAGATCGAGGTAGCTAGGTAATCCGTCCGTATCGAACACGTCTAACTCGTCTAGCAATTCGTGATCGCTCATACCTCTGAAGCCGATTGCGCTGATCCTAGTCTTGACATTTTTCCAAAAGTCCGCAGCTTCTTGATCCGCTTCGACTTCGAACCATTCACCAATCAAGCCGCCAGCATTGTAAGCAGCTAGGGAACCGATCCATACTTTGATCTCTGTTTGTGTTTCTGTTTTCATGTTTTGATCTCTCTCTCTTTTGGTTTGGTCACTTGCCATTCCATTGAGAGACCGGATCAGAAGATCCGATCTCCGTATGGTTCGATTAGTGGTAATCCTGCTCTGTCATATCGAATACTGTGATACCTAGGTTTGCTTCTGTGTACGCTGTAGCCTGTGCGACAATTCCCAGCGACTCGCGTCTGGCCTTTTCTGCTAAGGCTTGCAAGTCGTTTACCTGTTGCATTGCTACATAATGATTGAGATAACCGTCGCCTTTGATTGTCGTCAAAATGCTTTCGTAGGTGTTCATTAACCGGTATGCGGTCCGTGCGCAGTATTCCGCATCAGCAATGATGCCGATCCCGTGCTGGCTGCCGTCACTGATTGCACTTTCTACACGCTGCTTAAAGCTGGCTACGGTTTCAAGGCTTCCCTGTGCTCTATCTAGTACGCGCTCTAACTCTAGGTATTGATCCTCCCACATCCCTGCGCTCATTGTTTCCCTGACAAATGCCTTGCTAGCTAGTCCTGTCGTGCGTTCCATGTTTCTCTCTCTCTCTACTCGTCTACTCTATTGAATAGCTCTATAGAAGATACTAGACGAAGTTGAAAAGTTTGTCAATCCATTACAAAATAAATGATATGAACGTGCGGAGAGATTCAAAAGGTTAGGTAATCGGCTGGATCTGTTTCTGCCTGATAGCTTGTAATAAATACTCGCATGTTAGCTATAAGCTATCAAGACTAGCGTAGGCTAGCTATTGGCTGCTGGTGATCCCCTGGCAAACAGCGAGCCGGTTCGGTATTGGTGCCGTCATGGTAAGCCGTCACGGTTTCCGGATGCCTTGCCACTGCTAGGAATAAAGGCTTTCAGCGTCTGCTTAGTAGGCAGGCGTCAGAGTCTAATTGTATAAGTGCCTATACACCTGAACAATTAAATCAGTAATTAGCACATATGTTCTACTTCCCTAGGGGTCGAAGTATTCCAGGCTCCCTCCTGGCGGAGGGGGGCACTTAAAGATAATTCATGGAATCCCAGACTTGGGGCATCTCCTGGTTAGGGATAAGAGGACAGGAGACACCCCAGTAGAAAGGAGTGTGTAGTTCATATAGGGGGTTGAACGTATACAGACTACACATGATTAGTGTAGGGCATTACAATTATTTTGTGATGTGGGGAGATATATGCCGAAGAGTAAGTATTTGAAGAAGAAGGCTCCGTATAGGAAGAGTAGGTATTAGATGGCTAATGGTGGTGCTAGAAAGATAGTACGTCGTTTAGGTGCTGAGATGGCTCCTGCAAATGTACGCAGACGAGCGATGAGAGATGTATGGGCCGAGGAGGACAAGAGAAGGCAACGCAGCCGAGAATTTGACCGCCCCGGGCGGAAACGGAGTCGGTAATGGCTAAGAAGAAGTGGATTAAGGGAGCTATTAAAAAGCCTGGTGCTCTGCGCAAACAGTTGGGTATCAAGGCGGGGCAGAAAATTCCAAAAGCCACATTGAACCGAGCGGCCAAGAAAGGTGGAAAACTGGGCCAACGAGCGAGGTTGGCTCAGACGTTAGGTAAATTACGGAAGCGCCGATGAGTGAAGAGTTGATAGCTCGGATAGACCCTGACAGGGACTATGGGGAGCGTACATATACGGACATTGTACGGGAAGTGCATGAGGGAACGATTGCCATAGTTGATAACGGTGTCCGTCACCCCATCCTTCGGGACGTACAGACCAAGTTACCTGTGAAGGGGAGCGGTCCGATAAACGTACCGGAGAAGACTACCCAGTCGCGTGGGAACGCGAGGGCACAGTTCATGCTCGCTGCTGAACAGAATTTTGGTGAAGTCTACGGGGCGATGATTAAGTCAGCTATCAAGGGTGATGTGCGGGCACAGAAGTTATTTATGGAGTTATACGTTGGTCGTCCGAAAGAGGCGGTTGAAGGTTCTAACGAGCGGATGATGGAGAAATTACTTGATTTGGCGTTGAAGCCAAAGGAGGAAGTCATTGAGGTCGTTCAATAGCCCGCGTATCTGGGAATTCATCAATGATGGTGATCCCTATGACCCGTGGGACTGGCAAGCGGAACACGTCCACTCACACTTCGATAAGAAGCGTCTCATACTGGCGTGTGGCCGGAGAGCCGGTAAGACCACCGCTATTAAGGCTGAGATCGTGAGAGAAGCACTCAGGCCCAAAGAAGAGCAGTTCGGCGTGTTCCACGCCCCCTATATCTATGTCATAGCCCCTAACTATGAGCTAACCATGAAGGTATGGGAGCCGGTCTGGAATCTGTTCGTCGGGCCGGGAGCTGCTCTCAGGGACTTTTATGCCTCCCATGACAAGACTCGTAAGCTGATTGAGTTAGTCAACGGTGCTCGTATACAGGCCAAATCAGCCGACGATCCTACGTCACTACAGGGAGATCGAGTTACCGCAGCGTTTGTGGACGAAGCGCATGACCTAAATCCAGAAGCATGGGCGAACTTCATGCCAGCGCTCGCTGACTCTGACGGGAGACTCGTGGCTATCGGTATCGCCAGAGGGAAGGGGAACTTCCGCACCTACTGGCAGGTGGGGCAGGAAGACGACTCCAGGTATTACTCAGCGTCTGTGACATCGCTTGAGCACCCGAACATAGACGAGGAATCGCTTGAGGAATTTAAGCGCGATCTGACAGAGACACAGTTCAGGCAGCAATACATGGCTGAGTGGGTGGAGGATGATGGACAGGTATTCAGGAACTTTGAAGATTGTTTCGACTCTCGCTGGGAAGATCCGCAGAACTCTTCGTACCTTATGGGGTTGGATCTAGGCAAGATTGAAGACTATACAGTGGCGTATGTCATTGATATCCAGAAGATGAAGTTCGTCGCTCGTGACAGGTTCAACGGCCTGGACTACACATTACTCGGTCCGCGCATAGCGAATTTATACAAGAAATACAACTGCCAGACCATACATCTCGATGGGTCAGGTATCGGTGAGCCGGTATCCGACATCCTGCGGCACGAAGGTTGTTCCGTGTCCAGTTTCAAATTTACGAACGATTCCAAAGCTCGGTTGGTTTCCACGCTTGCGGCGGAGGTAGAACACAAACGGGTCCACTTCAGTGAATCAGACGACGTACTGAAGAAGGAAATGGAATTGTTCGAGGGGACGGTATTGCCGGGGGGTGGGGTGAAATATTCCCATCCTCCTGGCTACCACGACGATTCCATCATGGCAGCAGGACTCGCTGTGATGAAAGCAAAGAAACGGCAAGGCACGTCTTCACGGGCGATGCAACGTGATTATGTGACGTTTGGATAACTTATGACTACAGAAGACTACATCAACATGATTGACGATGAATACAACCGTTTCACACGGCTGAGATATCAGATCTGGAACGGGTACTTCGACAAGATTAACGATGATAATGACTATTACAACGGTAATTACCCCAACATTGGGGAGATTATTCCGCGTGAATACCGAGAATCAGGCATGGGAGCGACTATCCCTCCTACTGCTCGGAACGCAGTGGACAACGCCTCTGACCATATCCTGACTACCCCGAAGATATTCGTACCAGCCAAAGCCACAGATAACGACCAGCAAGCACAGCAGGACTTAGCCGAACGAAAGCGGCAGTTTTTGTCTGCGTTCTGGCATAACGTCGAAGTCGATTACGGAAACCCACTGGCCGTGGGTCGTAAAAAGCTGGTGAAGGACGGTCGTATTGTCCTGAAGAAAGAAATTAAATGGGAGATCATTCCGGACCCACCACGTACTGACGCAACCAGGGGAGAGAAACAACGCTTTAGGAATCAATTGCGAAAGCTCGCTCAGGCGCAGTTCCTGTGGAGAGTGAGTGTCTGCCCGAACGAAACTATCGTGCATGACATAGACGATCCAAACGACCCGAAGTATGTGTACGAGTTCTATGAGATATACCCGGATGAAGCGAGAAGACGGTTCCCTGATTACGCAGATGAGTTCTATGGGACCGATACAGAGAAGCTGGAGTTCGTCGAGCTATACACCAAACCGCACGGTGACGACCCTGGCTCCCATGTGATGTGGGTGCAGGGACAGCGCGTGATGGATGAGATGAACCCCTATTGTTGGGAGACTTCTGCGTCTACAGAGGAAAAACCGCATTATGACGGCTATATTCCCTATGTGATTCGAGACTCCGGTTGGGGTGAGGTGAACAAAGAGAACGACCCGTCAGACCGCTATGTGGGTATCTTGCGGTACATACATCCTGTACTACAGGCGGAAGCACGGCAATTAACTGCTGTGGACATTCAATTACGCTACTCGACGTTCGCTCCGGTCATTACGAAAAACATCATGGACGACAACACGCCTATTGAGGTTGGCCCCGGTAAGCGAATCAACTTGGTGGACGATCAGGAAATCAACTTCGTGAAACTTCCTGAAGTACCGTTATCAGCGTTCCAGATGATGGATAAGGTACATCGCTATACGTCTGAACTCTCGAAGCTCGGTACGTTAGGCGGACAGCCACAACGCGGCGTGGAGTCTGCAACTGAGGCTGATTTGAACGTCAGGAACGCAGCAGTGAAGCTCACCAGTTGTGTCGCTGCGCTTCGTGCGTGTATCTCTGTGGCATCGCGTCAGGTGTTCCAAGACATTGAGCACATACTGGAATCGCCCATCACGATCAGTGGTGGCCCGAGAAGACAGGCCAGTGAGATCACCATTAAGCCAGCCGAGCTTGATGATTACTACGCAGTAGACGTGGAGCTACACACATCAGACCGCTCTCAAATAGAGATGCGGGACATGATGGTCTGGTCCCAGTTGTACCGCACCTATAACGGTATGTTGAGTGCAGAGACCGCTATGGAGAACTCAGGCATTGAGAATCCGCAGGAAGAACTGCTGAAAGCGTCAGTGAACACGCTCTTTATGTCACCCCAGGCGCAACAGGTGCGCACCATGATGATGCTCAAAGGTCTTCAGTCGCAAGCGGCTGAGGTCTTACGGGCGTTCCAGGCTGACCTACTCAACCAACCCACCGCAGGGCCACAAGGGGCAGGTCAGCCTATGAACGCTACTGAGCAGATAACGATGGATGAAGTAGCCACTCCTGCCGGGATTGAAGAGCAGGTCCAAATGAACAGGCAAACAAACGTAGTGAACGGAATGAGATAGATGGCTGGTGAGTTATCAGCACTGATGAGTGACGCAGCGAGACAGGTGACTGTCCTCAATGCAATGGCGTTAGACCATATTGCTGACGCTTTTGCCACTGAGGAAGAGGCCACAGTGTTTTCGGCTACGTTCGATGAGATGCAGGAAACCTTCGCTGCACATGGACACGGTTCAGATCTAAGTACCTGTACCGATCCGTTCTGCATGGAAGCCAAGATCGCCATCATTGACGCACTACAAACGATTATGAACCCACAGCAGCAAGGGGGCATGTAATGGCAAACGGTGAAAAAGAACCCAACGCTCAGGATATTGTTGATTGGATCAGTGCCACTCTGAAGTTGCCGTGGGCTAGAACGCCTACAAGCACTTCGTCTAAGGGGCAAACTGCTGACTGGGTTGCAGAGGCTGGTCCCGTAGGGCAGATACTAAATTCGCTAGGACTAAGAAAATTTGAGTCGATTGGATTTGGGGTTAGTGATTTTCTATATGACTCATGGAAGACGATGGCGGAAGCTCCTGATCCGCAAGGCGGATATGTAGCTGATTTGTCAGGAACCCCGCTATCCACGCCGTATGGGTGGTCACGGGGTAAAGCCCAACGCGATCTGATTGAGTATTGGGAAGATAAGTTACTCGAACAAAATGTGCCGCAGGAGCGGATGATTAAATTTCGTACCGCACAAAAGCAGTATCGAGCTAATCCTTCAGTAGAGACATATCGGGCGGTACAGGCACAAGTAGAGCCAGCGTTGGATTATGCAATCTCGCCGTCAAAGCTGGAAAATGCTCAAGCGGAGGCGATGAACGAGATTATTCCTATGTTGGAAGCGGCTCCTGAACTCGGGGCCAAACGTGCTGAAGATGTCAAGGACAGTCTAAAGGATTCGCGATCTCCAGCAGAACTCAGGGCAGCTATTGAACAGGCCAAAGTCGTTATCAGGACCAACGTGCCAGGCGAATACTGGACCGATAAGTTCAAAGCTGAGGAGGCGGAGCGAACGAGGCCGGGCCGGACTTATGAACCTGGTGATAGCTCATTCGCTCCTAGCACACGATTCACGCAGCAGGGGATAGAGGAGTTAGGGGGCGGAACAGCGTTTGGTACTGCGTATTCCAATACAGGACCACTCGCACAGTTTACTCCGCAGCCCGAACCCGATCTTGTAGCAGAGGCAATAGCGGACCTCACAGGACTTGATGGTTGGCCGGTACGTTTGGAAAACGGCAACTTACTCATCTACAGGGGAACACTACCTAACGGACAGCCAATGCTTCTTGGTGAGTTCGACTGGGATGAAGAAAACTCACGACTATTCAAGGTTGGGTCAGGAGCGGCAGCAGACCCAGTCGCTATAAGTACATCGGTATTTGAGGCTGCTGATGGCTCGCAGCAACTCATCAACGACGCAACCGGGGAAGTCATAAGGAATCTCGGTGTTGGGTTCAATGCTTACGAGAGTGGTCGTGACTTCAGGGAAGATCAGCGCCAATTTGATATGACGTTTGGCCTACAGCGAGACAGGTTGGGGCTGGACCGGGATCGCTTTGGTGAGGATATTCGTCAGTTCGACTTAAGTTTTGGAGAAGACCAACGTCAGTTCAACCTGGGCTTTGGCGAAGGTCAGCGTCAGTTCGATACGCAGGAAGACCGTATGGAGCGCACGTTAGCAGCCAGTAACTACTTCAATACCCTTGAAGAGCTTGGCAGGAACTACCGAACATTCGTACAGACCGCTCCTCAGCTAGCAAATGCAGCAACGCAACAGGGTGAGTTAGTCCGGCAGATACTTACCAATGGTGGCGATGTACTTGCACGAACCTACTTCACTCGTGGTGGTATGTCACCGTTACCGGAGATCACACAGGCGGACTTAGTAAATAACTTGCAGGAGGAAACCTTCAAGATACAACGTGCCGAGCAGCAGGGAATAGAGGCTGAAAATCGTCGTCGCATGAGAGCCGATATGGAACGGGCGCGTGGTGAGTATGCGCAGTTTGCCGAGTTACAACGCCAGACACCGCAATTCACCACACGGCAGATATTCGATGATACTGGGTTCGACGCAGCGCAGACGCAATGGAGGCAGTCATTAGCCGATATGCAGGACGAAGCAGTCGC